GCGGCCGACCAGTTCGGCGCGATCGGCGTGCACTCGGTGGTGATGAACCAGATGGTCAAGCAGGACCTCATCGAGTATCTGCGCGACTCCGACGGCAAGATCATCCTGGCGACCTACCTGGGTAAACCAGTGTTCATGGACGACGGCCTGGTGTACGGCGCTGGCAAGTACCTATCGGTGTTCTTCGGCCAAGGCGCGTTTGGCTACGGCGAAGGCACGCCGAAAGTGCCGGTGGAGATCGAACGCAAGCCGGGCGGCGGTAATGGCGGCGGTGCTGAGGTGCTGTGGGAGCGGAAGACTTACATCCTCCAGCCTGCCGGCTTCAGTTGGAAAGGCTCCGAGGCTCAGAACCTCAGCCCGACCGCGACCCAGTATGCCGCTGCTGCGAACTGGGAGCGCGTGTTCAGCCGCAAGCAGGTCCCGTTCGCCGCCGTCATCAGCGGTACCACCACGCCGTAATCCGGCCTTCACTTACCCTGGCGTCTGCAAGGGCGCCGGGCTGCATTTGAGGTGACTCATGAAAGTTATCTATACGGACAAACCGGGCAAAGAGCGCGGCGTATGCTACCGCCTGCTGAGCGAGTTCTTCGGCGTCATTGGCACTGCCACTGAGGTGGTCATCGAGGGCGATGCGCCTGAAATTTACGATGCATACGAAGCGGCCGGCATCAAAGTTTCGGACGGCAAGGAGCAAGAAAACACCGAAACCGACCCTCTGAAAATGAAGGTCCCCGAGCTGAAAGACTGGTTGACGGCGAAGGGCATCACCTTCGACGCAGCTGCCAAGAAAGAAGACCTGCAGGCTCTGGTGCCAGCCGAATAAGGACATGCACATGACCGACTTCATCACCGTTGCCGATGTTGACGCTTCGCTGGGTCCTGGCTGGGCCGGCACCGGTGATCCGGTCCTTGCTGTGACCATGGCCAACGCCTGGCTCACTGCCAAGATCAAGCGGGTTGTTCCCGATCCGGTTCCGGCCGAGATCAAAACAGCCGGCGCCCAGGTCGCTAAAGAGGCGGCGGCGGGCAAGTTGTACACGGCCACTCAGAAGGAAGTGCAAAGCAAGACGGTATCGGCTCAGTCCGGCACGTCCGTGAGCAAGACCTACGTGGCCGGATCTACTGATCAGTCGGCGGGTGTGAACTTCGCCCTGGCGCTGCTGGAGCCTTGGATCAAGCGCTCCGGCGTGATGATGCTGAAAAGGATCTGATCATGGGGATGCGCGAAGAGATTCAGGCCGAAATGGCCGAGGCTTTCGACGATCCTGACGGCCTCGCCGACGCGGTAAAGCCAGTGGAGGGCGTCCGCAAGATTCCTGGCGAGTATGACCCCGAGCTGGGCGGCGAGACGCCGGAGACCACCATCACTTACATAGGGCGCGGCGTTCTGGGCAGTTATCTGTCCAAGGAAATCGACGGCTCTCTCATCCAGACCACCGACAAAAAACTGCTGGTCCTGCAAAACGAGCTGTTCGTGTCGGAGGCCGGTGTGCCGACAACGGTGCCAGCTACCCCGGCCATCGGCGATATCGTCAACGGGTTGCGGGTAATGAACGTGTCTGCGGACCCTGCTGATGCAACGTGGACGGCGCAACTGAGGAAATGACATGGCCGCTCAAACCGGCAGCTTCGCCCTGAGCCTAACTGAGTTCGCGGCGCAGACCAGCGAAGCGATCGATGCCAGTGTGCGCGAGATCATTATCGAGGTCGGCAGCAGCCTGATCCGCATGTCTCCGGTGGGCAATCCAGAGATATGGGCTCAGAACGCAGTCGCGACCGAGTACAACAAGGCTGTCGACGAACACAACACTGCGCTGCGCAGCGACTCGGCCAACCTGACCAAGGGTGGCAGGCTCAAGAAAGGCCGGAAGCTAAATGACGGCATGGACATCGTCGCACCCGAAGGCTATGTCGGTGGCCGGTTCCGGGCGAACTGGCACATCTCGCTCGGCGTAGTCGAAAGCGTCACCTTTGACGAGGTGGACCCAAGCGGCGCCGAAACCACTGCCGCGCTGGTCGCCGCAATGAGTGACTTCACCGCTGGCCAGATGGCTTACATCATCAACAACTTGCCCTATGCGATTCCGCTGGAGTTCGGCCATTCGACCCAGGCCCCCGGCGGCATGGTTCGGGTAACCGTGGCTCGCTTCCAGCAAATCGTGTTGGAGGCCATCAGGAACAACCAGGTATGAGTCATGCAATCATCGCCTCGATCTACGAGGCAAAGCTGATCGCCTGGAACGCTGCCAGGTCGGAAAAGCTCAAGATCGTTTTTGAGAACATGGCGTATACGCCCGCAGCGGGCGAGACTTACCTGCGGGCGTTCACCATTCCGGGCGACACGGCCAGCAACACGCTCGGGGGAGACCACCGGCTTTATACCGGCGTGTTCCAGGTCAGCATCATTTCCCCGGCCGGCAACGGTAAAGCGAAAACCAACCCTATTGCTGCCGAGCTCATCGCGTTATTTCCGCTTTATGTGCGCGACGTGAAGAACGGTTTTGTAGTTACGCCCATGACGCCTGTAGATGTCGGCCCAGGCATCACAGGCGATTCAACCTACACCGTCCCGATGTCGTTCTCATACCGCTCCGACACCACGCCATAACCCGCCCGTTGGGCAAATCCTGAACCCGCATCTGAGCGGGTTTTGTCATTTCTGCAAAGAGGAAAACCCATGTCTGTTTACTTCCCCAACGGGGCGACGCTTTCAATTTCCAGCGGATTCGCCGCCGCAAAGATTATTTCGGCTATCAGCAACGCGAATCCGGGTGTCGCTACCAGCGCCGCGAACGGCTTTGCCAATGGCGATATCCTTCTGATCACCTCCGGCTGGGAGGACATCAACGAGCGCGCCGTGCGTGTATCCAACGCGGCGGCGGGCGCATTCACTCTGGAAGGCATCGACACGTCCAACGTCGCTTTCTTTCCCGATGGCATCAGTGGCGGTACTGCGAAGAAAGTGACCGGCTGGGTAGCGGTCAATCAGGTGATCGGTAACTCCATGTCCGGCGGTGAGCAGCAATACTGGACTTACGCGCCACTCGAAGCGCGCCGCGACAAACAGATCCCGACCACCAAGAATGCTCAGGCATTCGCTTTCCAACTGGCTGACGATGACAGCCTGGCCTGGTACGAAGAGCTTGATAAGGCTGATCGAGAGAAGGAAGTGCGCATCTTGCGTATGTCGCTGCCCAACGGCAAAACGATTTATTACGCCGGCTATGCATCCTTCAACAAAACCCCGACGCTTGTGCGCAACGAAGGTGCGGCCGTTTCCTTTGGCTTCACCATCAACGCCGAAATCACCGCTTATCGCGCGCCGGTTGCTGCTGGCGGCGGGGCCTGATCATGGCGAAGTTCAAGATTGCGCAAGCGCCAACATTCACTGGTGCGGTAATGGTCCCGGTAGTTGGCCAAGACGCGGTGAAGGTGGAATTTACCTTCAAATATCGAGACCGCATCGAACTCGCCGCGCTGTTTGATGGATGGAATCAGCGTCAAAAGCAGAGTCTCGCGCAGTTCGGCGACGAGCCTACGATGTCTCAAATCGTTGCGGTCGACACTGAAAATCAAGTTCAGCAGATCAAGGATCTGGTTGTTGGCTGGGAGTTCGATGACAAGTTCGACGACGAGGGCATCAAGGCGCTGGTGACGTCTTGCCACGGTGCAACCGAGGCCGTGGTAAATGCCTACCAAGCGGCCTACGCCAAGGCCCGCACGGGAAACTGATTCGCGCCGCCCGCGCCATGTATGAGCCGCCTCCGAATGCGGAGCAACTTGCCGCATTCGGGTTGGACACTGAGGACATCGAAGAGGAATTCGAAATTTGGCCGTGCCTTTGGCCTGCTTTCCTCCTGTTCAACAGGATGTCCACTCAGTGGCGTGTCGGCGCCGGCGGCGCTATCGGTCTTGACTACAGCAGCATCCGCGACGTGGCCGGCTTCCTCGGCGTCAAGAAAAAGAAACTCGTTGAAATCTTTCCTGACCTGCAGGTGCTGGAAGGCGAAGCTCTGCGCGTCATGGCGGAGGAAAGGGAAAACAGCCCGTAACCGCGGGCATCAATACAAGGTGAGTCGATGAACATTGCAGAACTCGGCGTCAAGATCGACTCGGCCGACGCTATACAGGCCAAAACCAGCCTGGATGAAATGGCGAAGGCCGGCGGCCGCGCCGAGCAGTCCGCCGTTTCGTTGATGAACGAAATGCAGGCGCTGGAGAAATCGCTCTCTACCAACGCCAAAACCACGCAGGATCTCGCGAAGCAGCGAGAAGCGTTGGCGAAGCTGACCAGGACCGGTGCCTATGGCGAAGCTGAAGCCGTGAAGATATCGGCGCAGCTCGACAAGCAGCAGGTGGCGCTGGCCAAGTCGGCCATGGATGAACAGAAGGCACTGACCAGCCTGCTGGGTGCCATCGACCCGGCCCGCGCCGCACTGGCGAAGCTGGATACCCAAGTAGAGCAACTCGGCAAGCACCTGGACGCCGGCCGCATCAGCCAGGATCAGTACAACGCCGCGCTGGGCAAGATCGATAAGGATTACGACAAGCTCAATAAAACCACCACCGGCTTCGAAAAGTTGCGCCTCGGCTCGCGCCAGGCGCAGGAAAATGTGGTGCAGCTGGGGAATGCGCTGTCGTCCGGCGACTGGGGAAGCGGTGTTCGTGCTGTTGCTCAGTTGGGCGCCGGTGCAGGGGAAGGCGCGGCGGGCCTGCTGGCGATTCTCGGCCCGCTGGCGCTGGCCACTGCCGCCGTTGGCGGACTGGCATACGCTTTTTACAAGGGCAGTGAGGAGCAGGATAGCTACAACAAATCGCTGATACTCACCGGCAATTACGCCGGTGTGAGTGCGGGACAGCTCGGCGATATGGCGCGTCAGGTCAGCGCGACTGTCGGCACAACCGGGCAAGCCGCTGAGGTTCTCGCGCTGCTGGCCGGTAATGGAAAGATTGCTGGCGAGAGCTTTACGGGCATCACTCAAGCCGCGGTGTCGATGCAGGAAGCGACCGGCAAAGCCGTGAGTGAGACTGTCGCGGAGTTCGCCAAGCTCGCCGACGACCCGGTCATGGCATCTGCCGCGCTGAATGAGCAGTACCACTATCTCACCGCGTCGGTTTACTCGCAGATCACCGCACTGGAGAAGCAGGGCGACCATGCCGGCGCCGTGAAGCTGGCTACTGAGTCGTTCGCCGATGCGATCAACGAGCGCACGCCGCGGATCCTCGAGAATCTGAGCTTTTGGGAGAAGGGATACAACGCGGTTGCTCGGGCTGCTGATGGATTGAAGAATATCGGGCGCAGCGATATCGGAGCTGATATCGAGCAAGCCCGCCGGGACTTGGCGGGCGCTCAGGCGGGTGACGTAGGCCTCTTCCAGAACAAGCAGGAGATGATCGACCTCTATCAAAATCGGCTCAACATGCTCGAGGATCAGCAGGCCGCAGAAGCCGATATTGCCAAGTGGCAGGGTGAGCAGGCGAAGGCACAAGGCGATGCCGTCTCGGCGATGGCGAAGGTCGACGCTCTCACCAAGTCGGCGTGGACGAATGAGCAAAAGCGCACCGACGCGATCAAGGAGTACAAGCGGCAGCTCGAAGATATCCGCAAGGTCGCACCCAACGACCCCCGTCTGAATCAGGCCGCGATCGACAAGAACCTGGCGAACATCAACGACCAGTTCAAGGATTCGAAAGCGCCGGGCTCGCAGGTAGATCTGACCAGTTTCAACAATGCCAAGAACGACCTTGCAGCTATCAGCGCTGAGTACAAAAACGCTCAGAAGGAACTGGACGCAGCGCAGAAGGCTGGACTTGTTTCTCAGGCCGACTACGCCCTGAAGCGTGAAGCGCTGATCGGCAACGAGCGGGACGAAGTGACCGCGGCCTACGAGGTTGAGATCGCTGCGCTGGAAGCCGCGAAAGCCAAAAAGACCACCTCTGCCGCGCAAAGCATTCAGCTGGACCAGAAAATTGCCGATGCTCGCGCCGCCATGGTCAAGGCGCAAAAGGTAGCTGACAGCCAGCTCGAAGTGCTGGCCACCAGCGAAACCGGAAGGCTGGCGAAGCAGGAGCGAGCGATTTCCTCCTACGTTCAGGCCTTGAGCCAGCAGCAGCGAGCATTGGAACTGGCAGGGCAGCGGGCGGTAGTCGGCGTTGGCCAGGGGGATCGGCAGAACGCCCTGAACGGTGAACTGAACAGCCAGCAAGATCGGTTCGCTCAGCAATCGCTCGAGCTGGAAAATCAGAAAACCGACCCGTCGCGGAATATGTCGGAGGAAGAGTTCGCTCGAAAATCGCAGGCTCTTGCGGATGCGAACAAGGCGGCTACCGACCAGATTCGCCAGAACTACGCGGATGTGGAGGCGGCGCAGGGTGATTGGACGAAGGGCGCGACATCGGCTTGGGCCAACTATTTGGATTCGGCGAGCAACATCGCGGGCCAGACGAAAACCCTGTTCGGCAACGCCTTCAGCTCCATGGAGGACGCAGTCGTCAACTTCGCCATGACCGGGAAGCTGTCGTTTGCTGACTTCACCAAGTCGATTCTGGCGGATATGGCGCGCATCGCGACCCGTCAGGCCAGTTCGGCATTGCTGAGCAGCCTCGTCGGTGCTGCCACCAGTTACTTCACCGGCGGGAGTGGCGGCAATGGGCTGGCGGCTGGGTCTGCGGGCGCGACGTCCTCCAATCTCGGCGCCTCCTCGGCGGGCTATTCCAGCAGCTACTTTCCGCAGGCGCTCGGCGGTGCCTGGTCATCGGGTGTGCAGATGTTTGCCAACGGCGGCGCTTTCACCAACAGCATTGTCAGTACGCCGACAGCTTTCGGGATGGCCGGCGGCAGGACGGGCGTGATGGGGGAGGCAGGGCCGGAGGCGATCATGCCACTGACCCGGACCTCCAGCGGCAAGCTCGGTGTTCTCGCTGCTGGTGGCGGCTCTGGGACTACGATCAGCATCAGCGCGCCGGTCACGGTGGTAACTGAGGACCGTGGGTCTCAAGGCATGCAGATCGACCAGCAAGCGCTCTCGAAAAACCTTCAATCGCAAATGCAGGCCGTGGCCGAGAAAGCCGTCGCTGACTCTTGGCGAGCGGGCGGCACCAGCTTTCGAAATGCCAATGGGAGGGCCTGATGGCCATCGAGAAATTCACCTGGCCAACCGAGCGTGGTGAGACACCGGAAATCACCTATCGTGTGCGTACTTCTAAGTTCGGCGGCGGCTATGCGCAGAACGTTGGCGACGGCCCGAACAACAAGGAGGACTCCTATCCGATCACCTGCTCCGGTCGGAAGGCCAAGGTGCTGGAGATCATGGGGTTCCTTGACCGGCACGCCGGCGCGAGGGCGTTTCTGTGGACAACGCCGCTCGGCGAGCTCGGGCTGTTCACCTGCAAAAATCCCACTCCCACACCAATGGGTGGCGGGGTCTTCAAGCTCACTGCCACGTTCGAGCGGGCATTCCAACCATAAGGGGCAACCATGCCGCTGATCAGTGACATCCAAGTGCTTGAACCTGGCAGCGAAGTGCTGCTCTTTGAATTGGACGGCACGGAATACGGCGCGGACGTGCTGCGCTTCCATGGGCACGCGATACCGCACACGCCGGCCGAGTTGATTGCCGCCGGCGCCAATGCTGACCAACTGTCGGCGAAGGCGATCTACTGGCAGGGCAACGAGTACAGCGCCTGGCCGATGCAAATCGACGGTATCGAGGCGAACGGCGACGGCACGGCGGTTCGGCCCATTCTGTCGGTGGGCAACGTCAACGGGCGCATCACTGCGCTTTGTCTAGCGTTCGAGGATCTGCTCGAGTTCAAGCTGACGATGCGGCACACGCTCGGCAGTTACCTCGACGCGGCGAACTTCCCGGCCGGCAACCCGACAGCCGACCCAACCCAAGAAACGATCGAGGTCTGGTACATCGACCAGAAAACGAACGAGGACGGGGAGAATGTCAGTTGGGAGCTGGCCAGCCCGGGCGACGTGGGCAATGAGTCGATCGGGCGGCAGGCCACAACCCTTTGCCATTGGTGCCTCACCGGCGGCTACCGCGGGCCAAACTGCGGCTACACCGGGCCGTACGTCACGAAGGACGGCGTCACCACCGACAACCCTGAACTTGACCAATGCGACGCCACGCTGGGCAAGGGTTGCATCCCGCGCTTCGGAGAGGGTAACCCGCTGCCGTTCGGTGGCTTCCCCGCTGTATCTCTGATCGCAAGGAGCTGACATGCGAAAGCACATCTTGAACGCGATCCAGGAGCACGCGACGGCCGAGTACCCGAAAGAGTGCTGCGGTCTGCTGCTGGCGATCGGACGCAAGCAACAATATTTCCCCTGCACCAACGTCTCTACTGAGCCCAACGAAGAGTTTCGAATCGATCCCGAGCAGTACGCGGCGGCCGAAGAAGTGGGCGAAGTGATTGGCGTTGTGCATTCGCATCCGGACGCTACCAGCAGGCCGTCACCGCGTGACCTCGCCATGTGCGAAGCCACCGCGATGCCTTGGCACATACTCAGTTGGCCGGAGGGCGATCTGAGAACTGTCATGCCATCTGGCGACGTGCCGCTGCTGAAGCGGCCATTCGTGCACGGGGCCTGGGACTGCTGGCAAGTATGCGCCGATTGGTACAAGCGCGAGTGGGGGCTCGAATTTGAAGCCTTCAAGCGCGTAGATGGCTGGTGGGAGAGCAAGGACAATACCAGCCTGTACGAAGCGAACTACGAGGCCGCCGGCTTCTACCGCGTCGACCAACCGCAGCGCGGCGACATGATCGTGATGGAAGTTGGGCGCACCGTTTACCCGAACCACGCGGGGATTTTCCTCGGCGCGGATCCGTCTTTGCCAGGTGAGGATGCGGCGACGTTCGGGCCGGGTCCATTCCTGCTGCACCACCTGTACGGCAGGCCATCTGAGGTCATTGTGTTTGGCGGGCCGTGGCTCGACCGGACACGCTTGATTCTTAGGCACAGGGACGCACAAATAACCACTTGATGCGGCATGGCCGCCGGAGATTTATATGCAACAAAGCTACGCGATGACTATACAAAACCTGTTCACGATCGACGAAGGAGTCTTGTCTGGAGGAGTCGCGGAAATTGCGATCCTTGATGGCTCACTCGAAGTAGACCGAGTTAAGCTTTCAGGGAAGGTTGGCCCCGGTGAAAGCGTTTATCGCCGCGAGTACATAGGCAAGCCGGGCCTGAGGGCCGAGCTTCTGACAGAAGTTGGTCAGATCACATTTACGGCGATCTGACCTCGAAAGTTAGCCGCGCGGCTCTTCCTCTCTGATGAATTCATCTGTGCCTGGAAGGTGGAAGACGTAGCTTACCTTGTAGCCCTCTCCCATGGTCCGCGCTCTTGCCTCTGCATCAGCTTTTGTAGGGAATGCTCCTACCATGATGTTTGGCTCTTCACGCACTACACCCCATGTGTAGATCCAATCTTTTTTGCTCTGGGCATATTCTTCGTTGCTCACATCGACCTGCAGGTCATAAACGCGCCGAAATTGGCGCAATCCCAGTCCTTGGGCTTGCAGGCAAAGGACTGGGGGAATCCGTTGCGTGAGGGCAAGAGGCTACTATCGGAGGTCGGCGGGGCGTTACTGTGCTTTCGTCCACGCTGGATGGGCGCACAGCTTGGCGAAAATCATAATCGGTTTATGATGGCTTTTCGCTTTCTCAAGGATTTGAGCCATGGCCTTTCGCATTCGGAAAAGTTTCAAAGTCGCCCCAGGCATTCGCCTCAATGTCAGCAAGAGCGGCCTCAGCACATCGATAGGCGGAAAAGGCGCGACGGTGAATCTGAGCAAGCGTGGGACGAAAGTAACGAGCAGCCTTCCGGGAACGGGGCTTTCTTCATCCAAGCTGTTTGGCGGAGCGAAGAGTAGCGTTGCTAAAACTGCGCCTACACCTTTATGGGCACACATCGTGACATGGCTGATAATAGTCGGCGTTCTAGGGGCGATCTTCAGCTGAAACAAAACCCAGCCATCTCGCTGGGCTTTTCGTACCAAGCCTAAGATTTCGGCAGGCTCAGCAGTACGCCCACCATTGGACGATCTCCCCAGCCACCGGAGAGCTTGGCTTTTGTCTGGAGCCGCCAAGTACCGGTCACCCCCATGTCGGCGACTTGCTGTTGAAAGTTTGCGGCTGCGCCACGTGGCAGATAACCGACTTTGAAACCTTCAATATAGACGGCGCACGCATTTGGGTCATGCGGGTTGTCTGGCTCGGCGACTATGTCTGCTACGAAGTCATTGTCAGTAGCCATGTGGCGGCCGTTTCGTAATCTTCGAAGTGCTGGCTGGTAGTAGGATTCGCCAACGACGTCGAAGGTACATGCATGTCCTCCGGTGATCTTCCCTGTGAGCGGCGGGAGATCTACCTCTACCGGATTGTCTTTCTTGGCGCGCGTCTTTTTCGGCTTCTCCGCTACAGGTTGGGCGGGCGGTATGGAATGTGTCGCCACTGGCTTTTGAGCATTGGCCTCCAAAGCTTGGGATCTAACAGGCGGCGAGTGCCGAGTGTTCGCGACGACCACAAGACGAGTAGCCCGTTCATAACTGATCTTGAGAAGTCGAGCCAACTCATGAGGCGTTTTGGGGCCGCTTATGGCTATCAGGTTCTTAGCTTCAATGAGTAAGTTGTCGTCCAGGCAGTCGGTTGTCGAGTCGGAGACCGAATCAGCAGCCGTTGTCGATCTTGAGTTGGGCGAGAAGATACGCCTCCACCACGACATCTAAAGCTCCTTTGCTTGATTTTGGACGAAACCCTACTATCGAACCGTTTCAGCGCGTTACTGGGGATTCGTACAGCAGCGTTCCGGTGTAACCTTGGACCTTTCCCACAGGAGTGACCTGCATGAAATTGATCGTAGGAGCGCTGGCGGTAGCGCTGTTGGCGGGGTGTGCGACTTCGCCGGTGCCTTCCAATGAAGCCAAGCAGGCGCCGGCCAGTCAGTTGTCGGCCTACCAGTCCAAGCCATCAGGGGCATATGGGACACTGCAAGTGATCCGCGACTCTGGGCAGACCGGAAGCCTTTGTTCAATGGCCGTTTTTATCGATGGCAAACAAGCTGCCAAGCTCGACCCGGGTCAGAAGGCATCTTTCTATCTGCCGCCTGATTCAGTTGCAGTTGGCGCCGCTTACACGGGCTCTGGCATCTGCTCTATGGGTGCAGCCCGAGTGGAGCGGGAAGCGATCGTGAAAGACGGCGCGGTCAAGAAATACCGAGTTTTCACCGGGGGCGATGGGCAGATCGACATACTGCCCACGACTCTCTGAACAGACCGCCTCCGGGCGGTTTTTTATTGCCTGGAGAATGGCATGTGCTCAGCAATCACCTACACGCCAATGACGAACGTCATGTTGTCCGGTTCGCTTGCGAAGAAGTTTTTTCGAAGCAAGCCATTCCTTCTCGATGGCGGATCGGCAGTGGAGGTGTTCCGTGCGCTCAATGCGACCATCGATGGTTTCGCCGAAGAAATTAAACGACTGGAGCGCCTTGGGCTGAAGTTTGCGATCTTCCGAAATCGCGAAAACATCGGGATGGATGGATTCGATCTCGGCGGTACGCGCGAAATTCGCATTGTCCCGGTGATTGCCGGGAGCAAGCGTGCGGGCGGGCTGCAGACCATCATCGGCACAGTGATGATCGCCGCAGCCTATGTACTGTCATTCACTCCATTTGCAGCCGCATCTCCGTTTTTGTATGCGGCCGGCGCGTCGATGGCGATCGGCGGCGTGATTCAAATGCTCAGCCCTCAAGCCTCAGGCCTGAAGCAAAGCGCATCCCCCGAAAACTCACCGTCCTACGCCTTCGGCAGCGCCAAGAACACCACGGCCAGCGGCAACCCGGTACCGATCTGCATCGGCGAGCGCCGGTGGGGCGGGATGATCGTTTCAGCCTCCATCCTGGCGGAGGATAAGGCATGACCAAAGTGACCTACAGCATCACCATCCACGACCTGCATCGACTTGAAGGTGGAGTGGTTTGTGGCGACGAAGCGGTGGTGGCCGTTCTGGATAACGGGCGCGAGATTCATCACGAGCGTTTCACAGGCAAATGCACATCGCCAAGCGGCTACACGCGAAAGTATCGCGGCAAGCCAGGCCTTACCGCCGCTCTGATCTCTGGCAACTGCTGTATGGAAATCAGTGCGGGATAGCGATATCTAAGGACCCCAGCGATGAAAATTCCACTCCATCTTTGGTTAGCTTGAGGACGTTGGCCTCTCCGCCGATAAGGACACGCCGCCCCTTCGGCTTCGCGTATTCCAGAAGTGCTTGCACTCTCATGATTTCTCTGCCGCTTTCGGGGAAGTTCCAATACTCCACCCCTCCCAGCTCCTCGACGGTCACCACCGGCTTCATTGCGAGGCCGTGGGATAGTCTGGAGGATTCGAAGTCCGATGTAGAACGGTAAACATAGCCATGAACAAAGCCAGTATCGTTGGAAATCCCGAAAAGATAGATCGTTGCTGTTTGATCCGAGAGGGCGGGGAACTCGCGCTGCACTTTGCGCCAGATGGCCTGAAGTCGCTTGGTCGCTTGCTCGTTGAGAGAATCTACATCCGAGGCAGTACGCTGATCATTCACGAAGGAAATCCAGTGTATGAAGAGGTCGGCGGCACCCGTGCCAGCGGTGATCAGCTTTAGCCTGTCTACCGCAACGGCTTTATTCGCATATCCAAGGAAGCTTTCTTCAGGTGTTGCGACCAGAGTGTCAGTCACAACAGTTGCTTCGTGATCGTCCGTGTAGAAAAGCAGTGAACTCATGAAGGCTCCAAGCCAAGTGGATTCGTCGGCAGAGGCTACGCTTCGCTCAAGCTGAACCGCTACTGGAGTTTCATCCACTCTGTACAGATACACAGACCGCCCGCGAGGCGGTTTTTTTATGCCTGGAGGAAAGCATGGGCGCACCAGCAAAGATCGATATCCAAGGCGAGAAGGGCGGCAGCAGCAAGCCGAAGTCGCCGACCGAAGCCAGCGACAGCCTGCGCTCGACTAACCTGGCCAAGCTGCTGATTGCCGTGGGCGAGGGTGAATTCGACAGCGTCCCGACCGATTACGACATCTACCTGGACAACACGCCGATCCGCGATGCCAGCGGAAACTACAACTTCCCGAACGTGAAGTGGGACTGGCGGCCGGGCTCGGTGGATCAGACCTACATCCCGGGCATTCCGTCTGTTGAGAACGAGACGTCGCTGAACATCGAACTGCGCAGCGATTCGCCGTGGGTACGCTCGATCACCAACACCCAGCTTTCGGCCGTGCGCATGCGCTTGGCCTGGCCATCGCTGCAACGCTCCGATGACCAGGGCAATGTCGGCGGTTACCGCATCGAGTACGCAATCGACGTCGCAACCGATGGCGGCGCCTATCAGCAGGTGCTGGTGGATGCGGTCGACGGCAAGACCACCACGCGCTACGAGCGCTCGCGCCGCATCGATTTGCCGGACGCCACCACTGGCTGGCAGATCCGCGTGCGCCGTCTGACGCCGAACCAGAACACCAACAAGATCGCCGACACCATGCTGGTTGCCGGCTACACCGAAGTCATCGACGCCAAGCTGCGCTACCCGAATACCGCGCTGCTCTACATCGAATTCGACGCCGAGCAGTTCACCAACATCCCGGCCGTGACCGTGAAATGCAAAGCGCGCCGCTGGATGGTGCCGAGCAACTACGACCCGATCCTGCGTACCTACACCGGGACATGGGATGGCTCGATGAAGTCTGCCTGGACCAATAACCCGGCGTGGATTACATACGGCATCTGCACCGAAGACCGCTTCGGCCTGGGCAAACGCATCAAGCCGTTCATGGTCGACAAGTGGGAGCTGTACCGCATCGCCCAATACTGCGACCAGCTGGTGCCGAACGGGCTAGGCGGTCAGGAACCGCGCTTCCTCTGCGACATGAACCTGCAGGGCAAGGCTGATGCGTGGTCGCTGCTGCGCGACATCTCGGCGATTTACCGGGGCATGACTTACTGGGCGCAGGGCCAGCTGGTGATGCAGGCGGACATGCCGCGCGCGCAAGACTTCGACTATGTGTTCACCCGTTCGAATGTGATCGACGGAAAGTTTTCGTACGGCAGCGCCTCGGCGAAAACTCGTTACACCCGGGCGCTGGTCAGCTACGACAACCCGGCGAACAACTACGACACCGATGTAATCCCGTTCGCTGACCTGGATCTGCAACGCCGCTACGGCGACCGGCCGACCGAGCTGAGTGCCATTGGCTGCACCCGCGCATCCGAGGCCCAGCGTCGTGGCAAGTGGGCGATCCTCAGCAACAACCAAGATCGCACCGTCTCGTTCAAGACCGGCATGGAAGGTGTGATCCCGCTGCCCGGCCACATCATCCCGGTGGCGGATTCGCTGCTGGCAGGCCGTGAAGTGGGCGGCCGGATCTCGGCAGTGGCGGGGCGCGTGATCACGCTCGATCGCGACACTCAGGCCAAGGCCGGCGACCGGCTGATTATCAATCTCCCGGGCGGCCGCGCTGAAGGTCGCACCGTGCAGAGCGTCAACGGCCGAGCCGTCACCGTCACGGTTGCCTACAGCGAACCGCCGGTGGTGCAGTTGCAGTGGGCGCTCGATGCCGATGATCTGGCAATCCCGCTCTACCGTGTACTGCGCACCAAGCGCACCACCGAGGGCGATTACGAAATCAGCGCGCTCCAGTTCGAGCCGAGCAAGTTCGCTTTCATCGACACCGGCGCACGCCTGGAAGAACGCCCGATCAGCGTGATCCCGATCACCGTCGTTCCGGCGCCGGCGAGCGTAGCGTTGTCGTCGACTTCGTCGGTTGTGCAGGGGCTGGCCGTGGCCACCATGACGATCACCTGGCCTGCCGTGGATGGCGCGGTGGGCTACGACATTGAATGGCGCAAGGACAGCGGAAACTGGATCAAGCTGCAGCGCACCGGGATGACTAACGTTGATGTGGTCGGCATTTATGCCGGTGCCTACGTGGCCCGCGTTCGCGCGGTGAGCGCGTTCGACATCACGTCACCGTGGCGCAACTCGATCCTGACCAACCTCAGCGGTAAGCAGGGGCTGCCGCCGGCGCTCGCATTCCTTACCGCGACGCCGCTTCTGTTCGGCATTTACCTCAAGTGGGGTTTTCCTGCTGGCGCCGAGGACAGCCAGCGCACGGAGATTTGGTACGGCCCGACGACCGAGTTGGCTGCCGCGACCAAGCTGACAGATCTCGCCTATCCGCAGAGCGATTTCTCCATGCTCGGGCTTGCCGCCGGTGTGACCTTCTATTTCTGGGGCCGCATCGTCGACAAGATCGGCAACATCGGGCCGTGGTATCCGATCGGTCTTGGCGTGCAGGGCCAGTCCAGCTCGAATGCGGGCGACATTCTAGAAATGATTGCTGGCCAGATCGGGCGAACGGAGTTGGGCGAAGATCTCCTCACCGAGATCGACAAAATCCCCAGGCTACAAGAGCAGATCGACAATATCGCCGACGCGCTCGAGTACGACCCAGCTCTGACCTATCTCAAAGGGGACACCGTTCGCGTTGGTCGGCGCCTCTATCAGGCCGAGCAAGCGGTACCGGTAAACACGCCGCCGCCCAATCCAACCTACTGGGTCGATATCGGCCAGGTGCTGGAAGAGGCCAACGCGCTGGCGGCTCAGGTCTCGCAGAACACCTTGGAAATCGATCAGCAAGGCGAACAGTTGAACGCGCAGGCGGCGAAGCTCGACGGCGTGTACGTGCAAGTGAATCCCTCACTTGCCGGTGACACGTCCGGATTCGCTGGTTCTGATCAGGTCTATGTCGGGGTTTGGTCCGAGCAGTCGGCGAGACTTGAGGACGGCATTGCCACCGCGAAGAGCATCGAAACGGTGCGGGCTGAGGTCAACCAGAACAGCGCAACCGTTCAAACGGTCAGCCAATCCGTCGCGACTTTGGACGGAAAGGTTTCAACGAGCTGGTCTGTGAAAATGCAGGTCACCGCAGACGGAAAGTACGTGGCGGCAGGTGTGGGGCTCGGCATTGAAAATGGTCCGGCTGGGTTGCAAAGCCAGTTCTTGGTCGGCGCTGACCGGTTCGCCATCGTCAACACCATTGCCGGCGGCGCCATCTCGGTGCCGTTTGCGGTGCAGGGCGGACAGGTCTTCATGAACTCGGCATTCATTCAGGACGCCTCGATCGGAAACGCCAAGATCGGTTTCTTCATTCAGTCGGACAATTACATCGCGGGCGTCCAGGGATGGCGCATCGACAAGGCCGGCAACTTCGAGTTGAACAGTCCGTTGGGGGGAGGCGCTCGCCAGACCATCAACAACAACGGCGGCAAAGTGTTCGATGAGAACGGCGTGAAGCGCTACCAGTGGGGGAATCTCAACGCATGAGTTACGGCATGAGTTACGGCATGAGGATATGGGGCGCCGATGGGGCGCTCCAGCTGGATGAGAACTCATTCACCATTCGAGTCGTGCTCTCGGTGCAAGTGACGTTCGCGCTTGGATCCAGCAAAGGGACTCAGGACTTCGCCGTTCCCGGCGTAGGACCTGGTAACGGAACGGCAATCGTGGTTCCAATTGGCGCCTATTCGGAGTTACAGATGCAGTTCGAGACCGAGATGCTTGAAGGCGTGGTTCGTGTCTACAACTACACCCGGACGTATGCAGCCAGCACCACTTCGTCCGGCACGATGCGCTTGATAGTCATGAGGTGGAGCTGATGAGTTACGGAGTTCAGTTCACCAATAACAACAATGTTGTGACTTTGGATTCGGAATTCTCGCGCTTGATGGTCATAGCATCAGGACGCTATGCGCCCACTCAGGAGCAGGGGCTCGGCTCGGTCACGACGTTTGCGCGGCCGGTTACCTCTCAAGAGCCGCCGCTTGTATTCGTGAGGCCGGACACCATCAACGGGGTAGCTGGGCTTTGTCGAATGAGGCTGATCGGCTCGGCAGGTAATTGGACTGGGTTCTATGTTCGAGCCTACGACGTCAACGCTGCCGGGCTAAACGGGCGCTATTTCGTGGCGGCGTTTGGTGCTCAGCCGGTGGCGCAATACGGAATGCGGCTTTGGGATGGCGCCGGAAAGCTGCTGTTCGACTCCGGCACCCCGAACGCCACGTTTACCCGAGCATTTCAAAACTGGTCATATGTTCGGTATGACACCACCCAACAAGGGCTCACGCGAATCTTCTATAGCGTTCCATTCAATTTTCCAGAAAACGAATTCATGCTCATCAACACTTTCGGCATGCCCATGACCTCGGGTAGCGGCATCGCTCGCGATCTGTACTGCTGGTGGGATTTTCCCAACAGCACGCTCTACGCCATCACCGTTGCCGCCTCGAACCCTTTCGCCTTCTTCTTGCCAGCAGTGTTTGCAAAACAAGCGGCATAACGCCTGTGTTCGCTCTGGTGATGAATTCCAGCGCAAGAATGCTCTGCCTAAAATCAACTCAGGAAACGTAGCCAATATGGCCAAACAGACGATCAATCTCGGCACTGCACCAACGGGCGTCGGCGGCGATACGCCGCGCAGCGCGTTTCAGAAAACCCAAAGCAACTTCGACGAACTGTATCAGCGCGATGCTCTGCTCGGGACGGCAGCGAACGCGAATATTGGCACCGCCGCTGGCAACGTCATGGCTGTTGGCGCAGGCGGCTGGCTCGGTCCATCTATCATCGATAACAGCAACGCTAACAACGCAAAAAACACCGGCTTGTATGGTCTGAGCAACGCAGCAAACGCCCCCTTTGTTGCGCTCCAGTTGCTGACTAGCGATTGGGGTGTCGACCCGCGCTGGCAAGCTCAGCTTGCCTTGGGCATCTCACAAAACAAGGCTTATTTCCGGTCGATCCTCAAGGATCAAACATCCGCCACTGCCTGGGCGGAGCTCTACCACACGGGCAACACCACGAAAGGCTCTGGCGGGGTGCTCTCTGCCGCCTCGCCGATTGTGCGTGTTTCGAACGTGGCCGGCTCCCTGCGCCTTGATCTGCTTGAGCAGACCTTCGAGCCAGCGGGCGAGTGGGGTGTTGCGAACGAAGAGGCTCGCGGGGTCAGCGTTGAGCGGCTGGCGGTCGGTGAATACCGGATCACCGGCAGTCTCGGCCTGGCGCTGGAAGGCTGGCGAACTCTTGATCCTTGCTCGCCGGATGGCGGCCGAACGCTGGGCATCACCGATTCGGAACAGGAGCCTGATGGGACTGTGGTCATCAAGCTTTTCAAACAGCGCTGGACCCTGTCTGAGGATGGGGAAATGATCGAGGGGCGTGGCGCAGCACTGGATGTGCCGCTGAACAGCTGGATCGACGTCCGGCTTGAGATGCCCAAACCTGAAGAGCTGCCCATCCCGATGGAAGCGATCATCGAAGAATAACCACCCGCCATCGAGCGGGTATTTTTTTGCCTGGAGAATGCCATGCCCATCACCCAGCAGCAGTTGCTGCAGATCCTCCCGAACGCCCGCACCCAAGCGGGCGTTTTTGTTTCCGCCCTGAACACCGCGATGCAGCACTACCAGATCGTGGGCGCAAAGCGCGCCGCGGCATTCCTCGCGCAGATCGGTCACGAGTCGGGCCAGCTGCGCTACGTCCGTGAGATCTGGGGGCCGACCGCTTCCCAGCGCGGATACGAGGGGCGCGAAGACCTCGGCAATACCGTGCCGGGCGACGGCCGGAAGTATAGCGGTCGCGGTCTGATCCAGATCACTGGCCGGGCGAACTATGGCAGGTGCGGCGAGGCGCTGGGGCTCGACCTGATCAGCCATCCCGAGCTGCTCGAACTGCCGCAGCATGCCGCGATGTCGGCAGCGTGGTTCTGGAAACAGAAGGGGCTGAATGATTTGGCCGATCGAGATCAATTCAACACCATCACCCGGCGCATCAATGGCGGGCTGAACGGTCTGGCCGATAGGCTGGCGCTGTGGGAGAAGGCGCGCAAAGTGCTGGCTTGAGCGCGCCGTGCTGAAATTGATGGCTCTGAGCCACGCTTGCGGGGCCTTTGGTCTTGAACCATCATTCCTTTTTGATGATGGCGTTATGTACGTGGACAAGCGACTTGCAGGGCTTTCGTTCTTGATGACCCTCGTTTGGGTTACGGTCGTCCTGGCAGTGATGTATTGGATGTCGCGCTGAATATAAAGGGTAAAGTTGTGGAAGGCGTAGTTATGGGCGACAAGATGCAGCGAGAGGCCGATCGCCTGCTGGCGCAGATCGTCCGGACAGATTCGATGATCACTGCAGTGAAGGCGGGAGCACGGGCTGAGGTTTCGTGCTTGGGCTGGAAACCGCCGGCGCATTGCGCTCCGGCGATGCTGAAAGGCTCTACATCATTTTCGAAGCTGCTCTGGTGGAGCACCTGAAAACCTTGTCGCAACGATGAATCATTCGGCCGTCTTGATCAGTTCCGGCCCCTGATTGCGCACGTTGCCCACGGCGCGATCGACCTTGAACCATTCGAAAGCCTCGGATGGCTCGCCCTCTTGCAGCGCCATCTGTTCGGCGCGTTCTTTGGGCGTGGCCGGGTCCAGCCATTCCCGCGCGAGCTCCGGCGGGAGAACGACCGGGCGCCGGTCGTGGATGTCGACCATGCCGCCGGCGCTGTCGGCGGTGATGATTACAAAGCCGTCGTGCTCGCCGGGGCCGTGCTCCTCGTTCGGGTATTGGCCGATCGCTGCGCACAGGATTGGGGATTGGTCCCGGTGCCTGATCAGGTAGGGCTGCTTCTTCGGCCCCCCCTCATCGACCCACTCGAACCAGTTGTTGATCGCGATGATTGCCCGGTGCGGCCAGATCGCGCGGAAGAACGGGCCATGGGCGACTTTCTCCACGCGGGCGTTGATTGGCGCGGCGCGGTCTTTCGCCCAATGCGGGCGCCATCCCCAGCGAACCATGTCCGCGTGCAGAAACTCGCCTTCCTGGTGGAAGAGGGCCAATTGGGTGGTCGGCGCGGCGTTGTACCGCTCGAAGGGCTGCTCGCCGGTCGAGTTGATGAGCGCGTTCGGCATGCTGAGCGCTGCCACGAAGTCGTGGATTCCGCTGTACTGGGAAAGTCGTCCGCACAT